GCGGGTTTCGGTGGTTTGGCTGGCTTCACTTTGTACTGCTTTAGTGCTTTCGGCATTTTTTATTCCTCGCATAATTAATCCCTAGAAAGGGCTAGCCTCGAAAGGCTAACCCGTTTTGCTTTAGCCCAACAATACAGCGATGTGTTCAGGCTTCCATGCTTTGACACCCCATGAGGCAGCAACCTCAATCATTGTCTTGCGGTAGCCTTTGTAGACTCGGACTTCAAACACCATGCCGGTGAATGGGTCTTGAATCAACATAGAGTCGGTTGCAGTATCACCGCCATCTGGCACAGCTGGGGCACGCATAGCGATTTCCAAAGCAGTACGGTGGAAAGCAACGTTTGCAGTAAAGTTGTTGCCAACAGTAATTGCAGCGTTGTCAGCCAGTGCGATGCGTGAGCCTGGATTGCCGATTGCGAATGAGCCACCTGCAAGTGCTGTGTTTACAACGTACTTGTTGGTGTCGCCGTTAAAGGTCAAAATGTCACCAGCGATGATAGTGCCCGTGCCAACGTCAGCAGCGATGCTTGTTTGACCAACAGCGTGGGCTGCATCGTTTACTAAGTAGCTTGCGCCTGTACCTTTGGTGTGTGAGCGAACTTGTGCTGACTCTTTAATCATCAAGCCTTGCAAGTCGAGCAATGTACCCTGGCGCAGCATATCGATACCACCGGCTTCGTTTGCTTTTTGCAACTGAGCCAATTGGCGCAAGTTAGTACCAGCCAAAGTGCCCAAGACCATAGAGGCTTGACCGTCGTTGCTAGGCATACCGTTGTCAACCAGAATCTGTCGCAACTCAGCTACTTCGCTAAAGTTAGAGCCGAATGGCGTTGTGCCAGCAGTACCAAAAGCGCGTGATGCGTTACGGTAAGCCTCGGTAGCCAAGTCAACTTCCATCTCGTTAGCTAGTGTACGCATAGCCTGCTTGATTTGGTCACCGTAAACAGTCTCAAAACCGATACCGTTGTTCAAATGACGCACATCTTCGCCAGTGTATGGAATCTGCACGGCGCGAGCCTTGCTGATAACCAACGTTTTGTTGTCCACGGTCTGGTCTGTACCTTCGGGGATAGTCATAGACTCAGCCACGTTTACAGCGGTAGCTGCGCGTGTGAATGAGGCACGGACATTATCACCTTTAGCGGCACGCTCAGAGCCGTTGGCATTGATTGTTGCTGAAGGGATGAAGCCGACTAACTCGCGGCCTACTACGTCAGCGGCTTTATAAATGTCCGCTGCAAGGTTGTCTAATACGTTTGCCATTGTGATGTTCCTTTAAAAATGGTCAATCTGAAATTACTTTACCGCCATCTTTAACGAATCTGGCGCGTTCTGATTGTGCCATAACGTCAAAGTCTGAGCGACTAACTTGTTTTCGACCACCATCGGCTCCGCCTTGTGACCGTGAGGCTCCGCCTCCGTTTGCTTGTGAACCGTCCACTAGGAACGGGTACGCAGTTTTAATTGTAGCAGTCAAGTCGTCTAAAGTGGAAACTGTTAATTGACCGCTATCGTCTAGAACTTTAATCCCATCGTCCGTTAATGTCAAACGGGCTGTAATTTGTTGCTCAAGCAATGATGCCCGTGCCGTGTCTTTTGTCAAACCAGCGGCAATCTTCGCAGCGGTTGTTTTAATCTGTCCGCGCTTAATGTTGGTTTGCAATTCCTCCATCTTAGACTTTAACTGTTCGGCTTCATTCTTTTGTGCTTCAAACAATTGCTTGTAGTCGTTGCTTGCTTTAGCCTTTTCTTCGGCTTCTGTTTTAGCTAAGTTAGCAGCCTCGTCTCGTTCGCGTTGAACCCGCTTTTTCTCGGCTAACAATTCATCATTCTTGGCTTTTAAGCCACCAATGCTTGTTTCAATCTGCGCCTGAGTATGTGCAGTGACTGCCTCGGCAATCTTTGCCTTAACTTCATCTGTTAGCTCTAAGTCTTTAAGAAAGTCCATTTTTTAACCTCTGGTCTAAATGTTGTGGCTCTGCCACAGTTACAAACCCGCATCCTCAAAGGCTTGCGGTTCTAATCGGCGCAGTTCATCAAGCGTCAAGGTCTGGCCTTGGCTATCAACAAACCGGCCAATACTTAGCTTGCCGTCGCGAAACAATTGACCGCGTGACTTGCCTAATACTGAATCCTGAAAACTTGCTGGCTGGCGCTTTAGCCATTGCTCATAAGTCGTGTTGGCACTGACTTGTTTAGCGCCTTGTGCACCCACTGCTGGCCGTTTGCCCGCCACCTTGCTACCCAAGTCAAACTTAGGGTCAACAACAGGGATAACCGTAGACCTACAGTTAAAGTGCGCTGGCGGGTACGGGCTTTCAGGCGCAAACGGGTACACCAAGCCGTCGCGGTTCATGCATATAAGGCTTGTGCGTGCATCTAGTGTGGAAACCCACTCGTAGCCGTTGAATAGGTCTTGATTCTCAATCATCGTAACGTTACGGGCTTGTATAGACACATGATTAGCAATTGTTCTCACAATAGTGCCTGCCTGGTTCTTTTGCAAGGGCGCTAACGTCTTAACCGCCGCTTGTATCGTGCTATTTGTGTCGCCCAGTGATATTCCGTCTCGTATAGCTTGGACTATTTGCTCAGACTTTTTACGGCCAAACACCTTCAAAGCATCGCGTATTGTGTAGCCCTCTCTTGGTGCAACGTTCATTATTGACGTAAAGATACTCGCCTCAAGCTGCGCCATGCTAGGCAATACGGCGCTAGTTCGCACTGTGTTGTCGAACATGGTTTTACTAAATTGCGCCTCGTATTCGGCAAAGTCTAATGATTCCTGTATTACGGTTTCAGCTAAATCACCGTTTAACTTGTCAAGCAATAGTTGCAAGTCCATCAATATAGCCTGCTGCCTAGCGCGTGAAAGGCTTGTTAGCTCGCTACCAGATAACCGTCCTGATACTTGCTGAATAAGAGATTCAATAGCTTGCGCCGCCTGTTGCTCACGGCCAGCCGCGTACATCTGAACGAATACTTGGTGGCGTGTTGCCGCGTCAATTAAAGCGATATTGCTTGACATTAAATCAGAGGGTTAGCCGTTCCACGTTCTTCTTTAACCATCTCTAGGGTACGCATAGGGTCTACAACGCCTGCACTCTTTAAACGGTCGAATATGTCAGCCTCGCCAATAATATCTCTGTCTAACAGCGTAACCATAGACATAATCAATTGCGGGTCTACCGACTTGTCGTAAAACTCGTTGTTGATTTTAAAGCGTACATCGTCATTTACTGGCACACCCATAAACTCAGCTACCCAGTTAACGCATATCTCTAGCGCCTCGGACAGGTTGCCAACCAAGTCGCCCAACACGGAATTCTCAGAAGCAAAGCGTATACGCGCACCTTCTGCCGTCTCGTTGCCCGTGCGGTCAGTAATGATTCGCGCACCAATAGCAACCATCGCAAGCTCTTTAGACTTCATGGCCTCCATCACCAATTGATTAGGGTTTGCTTGTAGCAACGTGGCTGAACCTGTATCGCCCAGCACATGACCGGAGCGTGAGCCTAGCTTAATTCCTTGCGGGTTGTACTGCTGCCACTGCTCCATGCTTAGGCTATGCGTGATGAATAGGCTTGGCTGGCCAACAATGAAGCACGACTCCTCGTAATCGGCGCTGTTGCGGTAGTGCGCCAGGTTAACGTCGGCAATGTCAGCTAAGGGCGCTTCGTCAATCGTTGCGTCGTTGTTCTTAGCGCCTACAAATTGAAATGGAATTTCCCTCCAGCGTGAGCCGTCAGCCTTTGTCGGGTACGTTTCCTCGCTGTAAGCCTCATCTTCGCGGTATAGCTGCGTGGTGTATCCGTCCTCACGTAAACGTAGCACGCGGTATTGCGGTTTTGTTGTGTGGTCAAACTCGTCACGCTGTGCGCTGTAGTTCTCAGCCAGCACCACTTGTACTAGTAGGCGACGACCGTTCATGCTCTCAGTGCGCCAGTTAATCACCTGCTCTGCGCCATAGGGAATAATGCTGGCCTGTAGGTTTAGCATTGCTACTTGTTCCGCGCTTAAACCTTCATCAGCACTTGGGTAGTCCACTAAGAAAGCCGTGCGGCCTGTTTCTAGCAGGTTAGACAGCTCGTCTTTAGCTAACTGCACCAATGACAAGCCGTCGCCTGTAGCGTCGTTCAGCAAGTAGCCCATTAAATCCGGCACTACAAAATCAGGCTGCTTACGGAAAGCCGCACCAACTAGCGCGTTTTTTGTCCGACCCGTAAAGTTGGTATATACCGCCCGTTTGATATATTGACGGTAGCGGATTGTCTCCGTGCCCTTTGATTCCTCGCCCGATTCGTTATCAGGAACCGGCAAGTAGGCGTGCTTTTTCTCTTTAACAGCCCGAGAACCTTTTACAGCGTCACGTGTGCGCGTCCAAACAGGTGCGTATTTAGCATACTCAGGGTGTTGCGTGCTTACTGTCATATTGTGTCCTTTATGCGTATTTTACGCACTTTACATAGCAAAGCCAAAGCTGACGTTGGCCACGGGCCGAATGATGGGCATTTCAAATGCTATCGGGTAAGTCGTTGCATCATTTTGGTGGTCGTTGCCGCTTGTCTTGTCAGGCTCGCCATTTTTGTAAACCTGCTGCTCTAAACTTTGTGCAACAGTAGGGCAAGCCTTGGTGCTAATAAATATCCGACCACCTTCTAATGCCGCGTTCGTAGCCATGATTCTATCCCTAACGCTTGGGTTTTTGCTATTTACCCTAACAGTGAATCCCGCAGACTCCAACAAAGATATATCAGACAACGAGGCGTTAACCGTCTTGCGAGCCTTCCCGCTTGCGTCTGGGTATATGTAAATCTTGTGGCCGTCGTAACGCTCTTTAATGATTCGTATCATCTCTGGCGTATCGTACATATTGACCAACTCATCCACAGCGTGCCATTGGCCGCCACCGTCTCTGCGTACATACACGGTAGCCGCTTGCTTAGTTACGTTAAAGTCACACCCGATAAACAATGGTTCCGCGCCCTTTTCGTCTTTGCGTATAACCTCGTTTGTATTATGTGCCGTGCGGTTATAGCTGGCGTAGACTGTGCCACTGTTTAAGTTAACGAAACTACCATCAAGGTAAGCGGCTAATAAATGCTCTGGGTATATCTCACGCAACCCGCTAATGTAATCGGGCGGTAAGTGCGGATTTGACTCGGTTGGGGCCTGGATGATTTGATAATCAGGCTTTGGCGTTTTCTTCCACGTCTCATACACGAACCTAAACCCCTCTGGCGTAGTCGTCACCCCTACTGTGTTGGTCTCGCCGCTTGGTTTCTTTTGGCGGTTGCGCGCTAGGATTTGCCGCCACACATAAGCCGCGTCATCTTTCTTTAGCGTGTCCAGTTCGTCAACATCAGCGTCGGCGTGTTCATAGCCAACAATCCGGCTTGGGTTGTCCATTGAGCGAAAGTAGATATACCCGTAGCCGTGTATGTCAATGTAGTTGCTTGGCGACTTTATCAACGTGTAAGCAATGCCTAGTTCGTTCAGCGTTGCCTCAAACCTTGGGAAAGCAATCATGCGAATCAAGTCATATGTAGGCTCGTAGAAACCTCTATTGCATCCAGGATTACGCAACAAACCCAAGATTGACCGCAAAACAGCCGCTTCAGTCTTACCTGCTCCAAACCCAGCTACAAACGCGGGAAATCGCTTTGTCGCTGTAATGTATTCGTGCTGTGGTCTAGTTGGGTTTATTGTCGCCAATTGGTGTTATATAGTTGATGTTAACCGTTGGGCGCGTGTCTGTTTGCTCTTTATCCTCTTTCCAACCTGCTTGAGTCTTTAAGTAAAAGATAGCTGCTGCGATGTTGCCTGCCTGCGCTTGACCAATAAGGTTCTTGGCCACATTACCAATAGCTTTGGCCTTGCCTCTTTTATACGCATCAAAAACCTCGGGCTGTCGGCTCTCTACCTCGCGCAAAGTTGTCTCGCTAATGCTGAAGTAATCAGCCATTTGCCCTTTAGACAATACAGCGGCAAGCGCCTCGACCTGCGCTACCTGTGCGGCATCGAATACTACTATTGGGCGGCCTCCACCATCGCCTTGATTGCCTATCTTAGCCATGCTTATTCTTTTGGGAAATTAGCCAAAGGGTAAAACACAAGCGTATTCCTATAACCACCCAAATGCGTTGGCACAATCGGGGTTACACCATGCACATTACGCCAAGCTGGGTAGTAGAGCATCGAGTTATCTACACTATCGACTGTCGCGCCGTAGTCCGGTATTGTTGTGCAACCTCCAGTGCTGTTTAAGCGCTTGGCAATGATGACGTTAGAGCAGCCCTTCAGGTTTCCGTTATCCCTGTGGAAATCGGCTGCGATGTTGTAGTTCGATATGCTACTGGTGAACAAGTCGCCGAATCGCCACTCTTTTGCGATGTTGTCAGCTATCAGCCTTTTTTGTTGCTCGTACAACTCCGGAGTGAGTGCTTTGATAATGCTTTCACTTTCCTTTGCAAGCATCAGCATAGCCTTAACAAACGTCTTCGCGCTGGCAACATTGTGCACACTGCTCCGCGTTGCGTAGGGGCGTCTCATATGCGGCTTTGGCGGGATTGAGCCAAGTATGGTGGAGTACTGCTCTACCTGCTTGTCCTTATCGCCGTCTATGAACCCGCTAGAGCGCTTCATAACGCTTTTGGGTACGCTTTTCGACCGCAACTCTTTGTCGGCTATATCAGCAAGTTGTCCAGCTCTTACGTTGTGCTTGGATATGTCTCGCAAGTAAAACCCTATTGCTTTACCGTCCACCGTAAAAATTACGTCCTCTGTGACGTTTGGCTTTATTTCTGGGCAAGTGTCGCCCACCTTGACGTTGTGCCCAACCTGAGTAAGTTCCAATGTAATCATATGTTCACCATAAAGATATTCGCACAAGCGGGAAACCAACTGTCTTGCCAAACTTCGTAATCTCTGGTCTTGAATTTTGCAATGTTGCCGACTTCTTTAACCTCTTTATATGCTCGTTTCTGCTTCTCTATAATTGACCAAAACCTTGACAGACTTGGGTCTATATCAAAACTCCACTCGTACACCAGTTTATCGAATACTTTAGTGGTGTGTTCTAAGATGAGCATCTCAGCGCCCTCTATGTCCATCTTGCAACAGTCAAAGTTAGTTGCCTCATCATCAAATTTGACGCAAGGTACTTTGATTCCCTTGTTGTTCCACTTCTTGACAATTGAATTGCGCCACACATTATTGTTGTTTCCTATGAACAATATGACTTCTTTTTTGTCATTGTGTACCAGCGCAGCCTGTTTGATTTCTGCATCAAAGCCGTTCAGCTTCAGGTTCTTTTCTATCATCTTGCAGTTGTGTGGGTCAGGCTCGTACACGGTCACCTTAGCGCCCATTGCGCACGCAAGTAAAGTAAACGCGCCTACATTCCCACCGCAGTCCATCCAGCGCTCGCCTTTTGAGATAGTCATACCTTTTTTCAAGTACACTTTGCGGCCTAAAACCTCCTCAAACGTCTTCAGGTCTGAGAAACCCTCTCTGTGGTAGAACTTGATGCCATCTATAGCGGACTCTATAAGCCTCATAACTTTGCCTTTTCCTTCTTCAGCAAGTCCATGATTATGCCGCCGACGTAAGCGCCTTTGAGCCGCCAAAATTTCACTAAATCCTGCGCTTCTTCGTAGTCATGTAATTCAAATTCAATCTGTATCGCCTTTTTTACGCCGTCAGTCATGTCGCTAATCTGGTCTTCAACGTCGTCGTCATCTAGTATTGCGTAGTCAACTTCGTCGCCAAACTCTGGCAGTTTGTCCCAACCTAGCAGCGTCAGGTCGAAATTTAGTTCGGCAAGGTCTTCTAACTCGAACTTGAGCAAGTCATCATCCCATCCAGAATTAAGTGCTATTTTGTTATCGGCAATGATGTACGCCTTTTTTTGCGCCGCCGAAAGATTAGATAAACGTATGCAAGGAACCTCTTTCAGCCCCAGCTTGCGAGCAGCTAACGTGCGACCGTGGCCAGCAATAATGCCGTCACCTTGATCAATCAGTACGGGGTTTGTAAAGCCGAACTCGCGTATGCTAGCTGCTATTTGCGCGACTTGCGCGTCTGAGTGCGTGCGACTGTTCCGCGCGTAGGGAATCAGCGCCTCAATAGAGACTTGTTCGATTTGCTGTTTTGCCATTTTGACCCACAAGGTAAAAATTTGCACTTACGGACTTAACCCACAAGGATACGCCCAAGTGAGGCTATCTTATCACCATTTAACTTTGTCCGCCCAATATGCTGCGCTCATTTTGCCCTTCGCGATATTCTCAGCGTGCCTAGCCTTAAACGACGCACGCCTTGCCTCGTCCGCTTTTGACTCACCTTCGCGCTTAGGTGACCCGCTTACGCCTTGCTGACCAAAGCGGATTAGCTTCACATCGCTGCCAGACTTTGCCAGCACCGCATGGCTTTTCTCTGGATGGCTTGGCGTTCGCTTTGGCTCGTTGTACCCTTTAAACGTTTCTTTGCCTCGTTTGATGGTTGCCATTGTGTTTACCTAAAAAAAAGACCGCTACGGTAGCGGCCTAAAGTCGCTACAAACGACTAGGAGAAAGAACCTTCATTGTACCCTGTCTTTGAGCAATCGCCTGGCTTCTGCGTTGTAGTGCCTGGCAATCTCAACCAGTCCTTCTTTTGTGTACTTCCTCAGCGTGCTGTCAGATTCGAGTAAGTTAAGTTGGCGTTCACCAATGCGCTCTATGAGTCGCTTGCGATACTCAACATGATTGCCTGCGAGCCAGTTATTGCAGTGCTTGCATTGACCGTGCACATTGTCCTCAACAAACCTCATGTGCGGAGCCGAGCCAACCGACCGGTAGTGTCCTGCGTCATAAGTGTTTGGCGCGTCTCCCAGGGGCTTGTCACACGATATGCACGGCTTGCCTGTATCTCTGGCTCGGATGTACGAATTAAACGCAGCCTGCGCCTTCTTGACCAACTGCGGCTTGGTTTGCAGTGCATCTAACTTTAATTTTGTTTCTTGCTTGTCTTTCTTGACTTTAACCGCCTTGACCAGTTGCATAGCACACGATGGGCTGCAACATGTCTGTAGCGGTCTGGCTGGTTGAAACGTATTTTTGCAAACCTTGCACTTCTTTGTTTTCATTCTCCCACCTCAAAACCTTTGTCTGTTGCCCAGCAAATGAGCCACTCTGTGAACTCGCTTGCGTCTGCCTTATTGAATTTGCGCGACTGCAAGCCCAATTGAACCACCCTTTGACCATCTAAGCTGGGCGTTACCTT